GAAACTTTTATACATAGCAGGCAAACTCAACGGTGATGCCTGTGAATACATCCGAAACATGAACACCATGGTAAACTACGCAGAACGTGTACGCCAACTTGGATGTGCAGTCACGGTGCCCTGTAACGACTTCATACAAGGAGCCATAATAGGCGAATATAACTATGATGACTATTTTGATAACAATGTTGAACTAATGAAACGATGCGATGCAATTGCACTATGTCCTAATTGGATGGGTAGCAAAGGCGTAACCAGAGAAATAGAGATAGCACAAGACCTTAAAATTCCTGTTCTATTTGACTTTGTTGAAGTACGCCGATTCATAGATGGGGTGATACTATAACGTGTATAGTAGGTCTTATAGACGATGATAACATTTACATAGGTGGTGATAAACTTGCAACCAATGAATCAGGATTGTGTTATCACCAAAGTAAAAAGAAAGTATGGCATAAGAAAGACACCATACGTAATATTGATATGATATTTGGAAGTGCAGGCAGTGTACGTGGAGCCCAACTACTTGCATATAGCAGTACAATAAGTCCACCACAAGCAGGTCAACCCTTAGAGGAATATTTAACCATAGACTTTACACGTGCAATGAAATTAGCACTTGCCACAGGCGGTGAATTATTTGCTCATCATGGAATTGAACTCGGGTTCAATCATTTCCTATTAGGGTTCCAAGGACGACTTTTTAGTTTTTATGAAGACTTCTGTTTCATAGAGGTAGTGGAGAAATACACTGCCGTTGGAAGTGGTAGTCGATTTGCACTTGGTTCACTGTACAGTACAGAGAATAGTGACCTGACAAGTGAGCAAAGGATAGAATTAGCCCTTGAATGTGCAGAATATTATGACGCTTATGTTATGGGTGATTATGATATAGTATCAATACCACGAGAAGACCCTGTTGACAAAGCAATGGGCGATATATTGGCGAAAGCCCAAGATAAGATGAGTGAGGACGAAGGTGATTAAAACGCCTTCTTACAGTAAAAAATTAAACGTATTAAACTCATGTGAATTTTTAATAAAGTACCATGGATTCTGTTATAAAAGAGGTCATGGGGAACACACCTTGACCATAGAGGAACCAAGCCATATACTTGGCATGGACAGGTACGCCGACTACATAGAATTAAGAGATTTAATACCATTATACTTTGAAGACCTTGAAATAATAAACCAGAGAGGATGCTTTAAAATACAAATAAAACATAAAGGAGATTAGATTATGGCATACGACTGGGCAATAGTACGTAGAGAATATGTACAAGGCTGTCCAGACACGGAAGGTGAAATACGCAAACCAACCCTGCAATTTCTCGCAGACAAACATGGACTCAGTATGTCCACGTTAAAGAAACGAGCAGCAAAAGAGAAATGGGTACAGGAACGGAACATTTTTAGTGCAAAGAAAGAACAAGAGGTCATGCAACACCGTATGTACATTATGGCTGGTGAGGCGGCTGCTTTTGATAGTAAATCCTTGGATGCAGCGAATGCGGGTATTGAGGATGGTTTGAGAAGGTTAAAACAATCTGACCTTTCCAATAATGATTTTCATAAACTAAGTAGTGCACTTGTTAATTTCCAAAAGATAGGTAAACTTGCACTTGGCGAGCCAACTGAACATGTACAGTCTGATAATAAACACGATGTGAGTATAGATGACAAAGACCCTGACAGAAGAGCAGATATTACAGATTTATTCCAACGATGGGATGAGAAAGCAGATTAGTCCCGTTGAATTGGCCAAGGTCGATACTCAGTTCAAGTATATGAGTCCTGCTCACATTCTGGAAATCAACAGGTTCTTGTTACAGATAGCAGAGCGTAAGATTAAACGCTTTGCTGTTTTCTTGCCTCCACGTCATGGTAAGTCTGAACTTATCAGTAAATATTTTACAGCATGGTACCTTGCAACACATCCTGATGATAGGGTTATACTTGCAAGTTATGAGGCTGATTTTGCTGCGACATGGGGAGCAAAGGCAAGAAATATAATCGAAACACATGGAAGTGACTTTAAAGATAACATTACCATTGATGAAAACAGTAAGGCAAGGAATAGATGGGATATAAAAGACCACAACGGTGGAATGATGACCGCTGGTGTAGGTGGCCCTATCACAGGTAAAGGTGCAGACTTACTAATTATTGATGACCCTGTGAAAAACTTTGAAGAGGCTAACAGTGCCACCTATCGTGATAAAGCATGGGATTGGTACACTACAACGGCTTATACAAGGTTAGAACCAGATGGTGCAATTATACTTATTCAGACACGATGGCATGAAGATGACCTTGCAGGAAGGATCCTCGCCAACAGTAAAGAAGATTGGACAATATTGGAACTGCCGGCATTAGATGAACATGGACATGCACTATGGCCTGAACGATTCAATACAGAGGATATTAACAATATAAAGGAAGAAATAGGCAGTTACCAGTTTGAAGCGTTATATCAACAACACCCACAACCTGCAACAGGTGGATTACTCAAACGTGACTGGTTAGATTATTATGATAAAAAAGGATTAAACATAGCAGCATTTACCAAATACACAGGTTGGGATTTGGCAATAAGTACCAAACAAACAGCCGATTACACATGCAGTTGCACAGTAGCCCATAACACCAAGACTAATGATATATATGTACGGGATTGGACACGTGACCATATAACATTTCCAGAACAGTTAAGCATGGTTAACAGTCAATATGACAAGTACCACCCTATGTTGATTGGAATAGAAACCAACGCATACCAAGCAGCATTACCACAACAACTGTTAAAGGATAGGATATTACCTATTAGGAACATGCCAAGTGTTAAAGATAAAGTGACACGTATTACTTCTACTTTTACAATGTTTGAACAGGGCAAAGTACACCTGCCCAAAGACCACCCGTTACTTGATGAATTTGAGAAAGAATATACCACGTTCCCAAGAGGAACACATGATGACCTGTTAGACGCAACGGAGATGGCAATAAGCCTGTGTAGTCAAGGCGGTGGTAATCCTTACGGTACATCTGGTGCATCCTATGAATTCAGCCGTGCAAGAAGGAATAAACAAAGAAGATAATATTGGAGGATTTTTATGGGAATAACAGACAGTATCAGATTAAGATTACAGGCGGCACTATCACCCCAACAGATGACAACGCAGATGTCACGTTCAACCAACAGGGCAATGAATGACTTTGAACACTTGTTTGGTATTAAATATAAACAGACTGGTGATTTAACTTTTAAAGAGTATGATAAAATGATGCAGGACTCGCAAATTAAAGCGGGTTATGAACTTATCCGTATGTTCCTTTTAACACGTAAACTCATCATTACACCGGCATCAGATGACCCAAAGGACAAGGAAATCGCAGATGCCATTGAAGACATGTTCAATAACATGGACTATCCACTGCGTAAGGTAAGAAACGACATATACAGTGCATTACCTTATGGTTACAGTGTAGGTGAGATTATATGGAAATATAATGAGGATACAGACTTAACAGAACTCAAAAGGATACGCCCTATTCCAATCAGTACATTACAGAACTGTTTTAGTTATGATGAGAACGGTGACCTTGACACTATCACACAAACAATTGAAGGTGAAGACCCTATACCTATTCCCGCAGAGAAGTGTCTTGTTTACAGTTATGATGAGAAGTTTGGTGACCGTAGTGGTAGAAGTATCCTTGATGCTTGTTATGATAACTGGTATATGAAACAAAAGGTACTGGCTATGTGGAATGTGTTTTTAGAGAAACACGAAGGCCCTACACTTGCAGCGTTCCTTGAAAACCAACAATTCAAAGAGGACGCAATAGATGGATTGGAACAGATACATGAAGGCCGTGCAAACATTACCATGGGTCAAGGTGACCGTTTAGAAGTTATTGAATCATCACATCGTGGTGAAGGTTTCCAGACAGCAATCGAGTATCATGACACCATGATATTTAGGAAAATGAATATTGGAACTATGATATTAGGCCAGCAAAATGGTCGTGGTGCCTATGCACAAAGTCAAACACAAAATGATGTGTTAAACGTATTCCTTGATGGTGTTAATGAAGATGTTGCAGCCGAATTACAGATTAAGGTTCAGGAATTATGTGATATGAATTGGGAAGGTATCACAGACTACCCCACAGTATCATTTGAACTATTTGAACAAAAAGATTTACTTGGACTTATACAGGCATTAGAACCTTATGTAAAGGATTTATCCATAGACCCTAACAGTGGATGGTTTAAACAGTTAATTGCCGATGTTGTTAGTAGATACAGTGATGTTGACACTTCTGATTTAACAGAAGAGAAGAACGACCAACAACCAATCGAGAATATTCAACAACCTATTCAGCAACATAATCAACAACCTACTAATCTACCAGATAATGGAGAGGTTACACCAACACCAGAAGAACAGAAAACCAGTGCAGACCAAGCCAATATGATAGGCGATGTCAACAACGCATTCAATATAAACAAGAAGTGATAAGCCATGTCTGTTGATGAGAAGAAACTGTCATTGTTAAAGAAACGCCAACGGTTAGGTGAAACTAAACTTGAAAACATACTCATACGAGTAATGAAAGGACAGAAAACCGTACTTGGCAGAGCAAAGACAGTTGATGTACTAACCAGTTTAGTAGGAGCAAATATATTCCTTAAACCTTCCAGTGCGGCAGACATGGCTGAGTTCAAGGCATGGGTTGATAAGTTATACAACTTTGGATTACACTATGTTGACACCACACCACCTGAACATGTCAAGTTAATGTCAGATATTGTACAGGAGAAGGTGATGGGGTTTGTATCCAAGATGGGTGACGATATAAAAGACGATGCGTTGAAGATTGTTTCTGATGGGGTTAAACAAGACCTATTACCTTATGATATATCAAAGCAACTG